GTGTTACCCCAGTAGCCACACTAGAAACAAATACAAGACAATTAACAGACCAAGACTGGCACTTTAATGCTAATGCTACTCAAAGAACTATTGGAACAACAGGACAAAGAGCAGTCCATATTCATTTAGAGGTTGGAGACGCTACTGCTAGAGGAGATATTACTTCAATGGTAGGACTTGCGACAATAGACACAACTGCTAATATGGATATTAAAATAACTGCTCAATGGGCTAGTGCTGAAACAGACAACACAATTAGCCTATATCAAGGGTATGTAGAGTATAAAAACTAAGGAGAATAAATGAACTTATTAGAACTAAAGAAAGCATTGAAAGACGTACAAGGAACTACAACAGAGGTATACGCAAGGATAGTAGGGTATTACAGACCTATAGCAAGTTGGAATAAAGGTAAAAAAGATGAATATAAACAGAGAGTAAATTTTAAGGAGTAAATGATGAGAAAAGAGATAAGCCCAAGAAACCCAGGAGATTGTGGAGGAATACCGCGTAGAGATGGCTCAGGTGGCGGACAAGGTAATAATGGAACACCAAGACAACCAAGAAGGAGATAATTATGTTTGAAAAAGTAGGAAGTGAAGAAAAGGAAGCGTTACATCTACAGGATAGTGAAGAGCTATTAAGAATGAAGATGACTAACGAGGTTAATGTAGAGAAAGATATTAACGGTAAAGCATTAGGAGACAACGAGATAGAGATGATAGGCTCTACAATGTCAGAGGATAGAGATGGAGAAGTAATAGATATTAAAGCATGGGATATAAAGAACTTTAAGAAGAACCCAATCATATTACCACAACATGACTATCGTAGACCAGCAATAGGTAAAGCGAAGAGCATTAAGGTAGTAGATGGTAACTTAGTATTTAAAATAGAGTTTCCAGAAGATGGTATCAATCCTGAAGCTGATATATATAGAAAGTTATATAAGTCAGGCTTTATGAACTCAAGCTCAGTAGGCTTTATCCCTAAAGAGTGGGTTGATGGTGATGGTAAGAAGTCTCCATTCAGAACATTTACAAAGGTTGAGCTATTAGAGCTTTCACTTGTAAGCGTACCAAGTAACCCTACAGCGTTAATGAGTGCTAAGTCAAAAGGGCTAGTATCAGATGAAGAGCTAAAGAGTATCGGGTTTGATATAGAAGAAAAGGAAATAGAAACAAAACAAGATGATCCTAACATGTTGATAAACGATGTGCACATGGAGTACCACGAAGAGATGAGAGCGTTCATGGTTGGCGCTAAAGAGCGTTTAACATTTATCGAAGGGTACATACAGGGGCAGAGTTCAAAGTCGGCTAATTTGGAAGAAGAAGAAGAAGTAAGTAAGATAGAAGTAGACAGTTATTTAAAAAACCTACTTTGTGGCAAGCCTGTGGCACAGACCAATGAAAAGGTGAGTACTGATGAAGTAGAAGAATTAAAAGGACTAGCAAAATATTTAAAAGGAGAACAATAATGGATATCGAAGTTAAAAAAGAACTTACGGATGTTATCGATGAAGCTACTGCTGATACTAAATCACAGATAGAAGAATTAACTAACAAAGTAAAAGTATTAGAAGAAAAGAAGATTGCAGTACCTAGCATAGTTACTGGAAGTCAGTATAAAGGGTATAGATTAGAAAAGCAATTAGAAGGATTAAAGAACTCAGGATTTAATGAGGAAAAAGCTGACTATGTAGCTAAATGTTATATTGAAGCAATAGATGCATCAAAGTCTGGTCGTAAGATTGGTCTTAAGTCTGCTGCAGAACATGTTGAAGGAACAACTACTACTGGTGGATTCTTAGTATTAGATGATTATTTTGATGCTATAGAAACAGGTGCAAGAGAATTGTCAGTAATGGCTCCTCTTTGTAAGAACGTTTCAACTAGCTCAGATACATTTATTATCAATGCTAACAATGCTGAATTTGCAGTAGCAATCGACGCTGAAGGAACAGTAACAAAAGGAAGCTCAACTCTACAACAGGTATCAATCCCAGTTAAGAGAATAAGTGTATATGGTGCTGTGTCAAACGAATTACTAGCTGACTCATCTTGGGATGTAGCTGGATGGATTACTGAACAGGTAACTTATGCTGCAGGACAGAAACTAGACGATCAAATCCTTGATGGTACTGGTAATGTTGCTAGTAACTTAAACTCAGGTGTATTGACTTCTGCTGTAACTAACTCAGTTATATTAACTAACGCTAGTCTTAGTTCATTAACTGCTGATGATTTATCAGAAGCTTTGACTAAAATATCTCAACTTGATAGAAAGAATGCAACTTATGTATTCGGTCCTACAGGAATGCATTACATCAGAACTTTAAAAGATAGTAATAACAGTCCTATCTATCAGCCAATCGCTGCTATGGACTTAAACAAGATTTATGGTAAGCCAGCAGTTGAGTGTGCTTCTTTAGCAGATTCAGCTTTAAGCGCTAGTACAGCTTGTGGTATAGTTGGAGACTTTAATAAGGTATACTTAGTTAATAGAACAAACGGAATGGATTTACTTGTAGATCCATATTCAGATTCTATTTCTAACAATACTAGATTTATCTACCAGATGCGTAAAGGTTTTGGAGTTGCAAGAGCAGACGCTTTGTGCAGATTCACAACAGGCGCATAGTAACTAATTAAAACTTAGTTTTAGATTGGGGAGGCTTCGGCTTCCCCTTTTTATTATATTAATAAGTATGGTATAATGGTAATTATGGAATATACAGAAGAAGATATAATAAATGCTAGAGAAATAGGAAGACTAGAATGGATAAAAGAAGTTAAGCATAGGTTATCTGAAAAAGATAATAAACTTACATCTACATATTACGGTATAGACATTAATGAATTTAGCAAGATAGAAATAATAAAGATAATGCAAGAAAATAATGAGTACGTTAAAAAAACAAAGTATATTCCTGGGCTATTATGATAAGCTATGTTAATCGCACAAACTATTCAAGATAACGTGAGTTCCTCGAAACAATCAAAGCTATTGAGAGACAACAAGGCAAGAAAGAAATAATAGTTGTTGGCATATTACCAGAAGCCTATAAATGGAATGTTCGATACATAGATGATACTGAACATGCAAATAAAGGTGAAACCTCAAGGATGAGGGATATAGGCATCGCAGAAGCTAAAGGTGAATATATTGTATGTATGGATGATGATATAATAATCAATACTGACTTTCAAGCTAAGATAAACGAAGATATAATACAAGTACCAGCCTGTTATAATATAAGAGGTGGAAGATATTGGGATTGGTGCGTAATTGACCATCTAGAATACGGACTAATGAAAACACCTTACTACTTCCCGTATTGCGAATATACATATTTACCAGGACAATGTTTTATTATAAGAGCAGATGTGGCTAAGGCTAATAAGCATGATTATGTTGACAAGCTACACAAGCAAGATGATGTTGCTTATAGTAGAAAGCTTCAGAAAGCTGGATATGAGTTTAGGTGTAATAGTAAATGTGTATGTGTGCATAACGACACCAGATACACTGATTGGGCAGATGGTAAAGGAGTTAGGGGTTTAAATGTTTAAGAATAAAGCTATACAAGGTAAGGTTGATAAGGTTACTAAGCAAAAGAATGTTACTTGTAGGGGATGTGGTAATGTAGTTGAATGGAACGGAATACCAAGGGTTTGCCCAGTATGTAGCAGGTTAGTAAATGGCAAATAGTATACTATGGCTAACTAAGCCTTATGATGGAGCTGGGAACGGTTTAGGATATTCTGTACATAATAATAATATGTATAATGAGACTAAGAAATTCATTGATGTAGACGACCCACACGCTGACTGGCATTTACAAGTATCACCAGGAGACCAATTCTATCCAACCAAAGGAAAAAAGAACATACTATTTAGAATGTTTGAGTTCCCAGAAGTACCAGAGAACTATAAAAAGAACTTATGGTTAGCTGATATAGTATTAGTTCCTTGTAAGTTCTGCCAAGATATATTCGCACCGTATACAAAGAAGTTACCTATAATAGTAAACGAGGGTGTTGACTCTAAGTTCTTTAAGTATCGACAACGTAAAGAACCAGACTATACCAATGGTGAAAAGTTTAGGATACTATGGGCAGGAGCAAGAAATACTCGTAAAGGGTATCAGTACGCTACAGACTTAATTAAAATAATGGGCGATAGACCTGATATAGAGATATATATAAAAACACATGCTAACCTACCTAGTAAAGAAGAGATGTTTGAAGAGATGGGACAATATACTGACCTTGATATAAATAAATACTTAGATACATACATGAGTACAGAGCATGTAAGGATACTTGGCAAACATAAAAACATATTCTTTGATATGAGAAAGATACCAATAGAAGAACTTAAAGAATTATATAACTCAGCACATGTATTCTTATTCTCAACATTAGGCGAGGGATGGGGTTTGATGGGAACAGAGATATTGTCTACAGGTTGTCCATTGATTGCTACGCCTGTTACTGGTGTTAAAGATTGGTTCGATGCACAAGTAGGCTATCCTTTAGAATGGCATCATGAGACTATTATAGCCACTAACTATGATGATATGGAAGTAAGTACTTATAGCCCTAATACCAATAGCGTTATAGACCAAGTGTTTAATGTTAAAGATAACTATGATAAAGCGTTAGAGATAGGTAAGCGTGGTTCAAAGCGTATGGCTAAGAAGTTTAGATGGGAACAGCAAGGGGCGAAGCTTGCAAATATATTAAAGAAGTTGCCTTCATCTGGTGAATGTTTTGATAAAATAATAGATATAATAAAGGGACATGACTATATTAAGCTTTCTTTATGTATCCCAACGTATAATATGGGTAGCCAGTTAAAAACTCTATTACAGAGCATTAAGGAACATAACAGGAAAGATATAGAGATATGTATAAGCGATAATTGTTCAGATGATAATACTAAAGATATAATAGATAGTTTCGATAGTCTTAATATTAAATATGAATGTAATGATGTTAATTTGGGGTTTGATAAGAATATAGATAATGTTGTAAATATGGCTAGTGCTGAATATGTCTGGTTGCTTGGTGCTGATGATATGTTACTGCCTGACTCGTTGAATACTATGTTTAATGCTATTAATAAAGACTTTGATATATGTTTAAGCAACAGGACTGATTGTAATATTGACCTTATACCTTATCGTTCGTTACCTTGGGTATGTTCTAAAACTATGATGTATGAGTTTATTGATGATATATCAAGAATAGAATATTTAGATAAGTGCAATTCGGTAGGTGGTATATTTAGTTATATAACAAACCTATGTTTTAAGAAAGAAATATGGGTTGATAATACTGTTGATGATGAATGGTTTGATTCTGGGTATATACATATAAAGAAAATGTTTGATAAATTCAATTCTAATTGTAATCTTTATTATTTATCAGACTCTTTAGTATATAGTAGACAAGATGATCGTTATCTTGAAGAACATGGTGAAGTTATAAGAAAGTTAATAGATTTTAAATGGTTTAAGAAATTGATAGAAGGAAGCTCTTACCCTCTATATCAGGAAGCATTTAAAAAGGTTATAACAAGAGAGCATAATAAAGAGCTAGTAAAATCTTTAGACGATGGGACACTTACAGAGTATATAGATTACTTTTACGGTTTAGGCTAATTTTGTAGATATAGCGTTTCTGCTTATAATAAAAGTAAGGAGAAACGAAAATGCCGATAACAAATGGTTATGCAACATTAATAGAGTTTACAGCTAGGGCTGGATTAGACGCAACAACAGTAACAGCAAAGACAACTCTTATTGAACGTGAGATAGAACGCAACTCAAGAACAATAGATAGAAAAACTTACACATACTTTTATACAGAAACACTTACAGATAGTAAGGTACGCTTTGACTTTAACTCTAACAGCGATAGCTTAATGATGGCAGAAGATGCTACGTATATAGCTTTCCCTGCACCAATACTAACTATCACAGAAGTACTTAACAACGAGGTGGCTATGGTAGAGGGTGAAGATTATTATATAGAGGGAAACCTTTTAATAGCAGATACTATATTTACAACTAACAGAAAGAACGGTGTAGTCATTACTGGAACGTGTGGCTACGCTGCTACCCCTGATGATATTAACGAGGTATGCCTAGCTATGACAGAAGTTACCACAGGATTAGGGATAAGGACTGTAACAGGTGAAGACGGTAGCAAGATAAGCATAACTAGAGATGAGATACCAGAATGGGTAAACGACAGACTTGACTTACGCAGGAGGTATGATGGTGTCGGTTAACTTCAAAGTTAATGCAGACTTTAGCAAGGTAGAAAAGATGCTTAACCAATATGGAACTAAAGCAGTAAAAGAATATAAGAGAGCATTAACTAACACTTCAGTCTATGGATTAAGAGAGATTAAGAACGCTAACCCAGTACGTACAGGAACATCAAAGAACGCTTGGAAATGGGCTTTCTCTGGTGCTTTAATAACTAGCATAGTAAACAAGGTAGGATATGTGCCTGACCTTAATAACGGATGGAGCAGAACTTCTCCTATTGTTGCTAAGCCTGGCAAAGCTTTAATATTCGAGGTAGGTAAAAAGAAAGCTGCTAAGTCATCTACATTCACATTATATAAACGGTATAAGGCTGCTGCTAAATCAGTAAAAGGTAAAGGGCTTAAAGGTAAAGAAAGAAGCCAAGCCATCACAGCTAAATCTGGAGTAGTTGTAGTAACAAGAGTAGATAGTCCTGCAAGCTATAGAGGTAGACATTTCATAGAACCGACAGTAAAGAAGATAGAAAAGAAGTTAGCTAGTGAGATATTTAAAGCTAATGAAAGGATACTAGCATGACAAAAGGTGTATATACAAACATATTGTATCAGATTAAATCAAGGCTAGAGGCTAACATAGCAGAGTATAATGTTTACTTAGGTAATAAGGATATGGTTTTAACACAGGATCAACAGAAAGTAATAATCATTAATTTTGATAGTATAGAAGAACAGTATGGCAGAGCTAGGCAACAGAACATGAAAGATGCAACTATGAACGTTGTAATAACATGTATGAAAGCTTTAGTTCCTGATGCTGAAAATAAACTATACGAGTCTGACACAGCAGGCTTAGTACCTTTTATCGAAGAGGTATTAGACGCTTTAAACACAGAGACAGACACAACAACGCTTAACCCTCAGATTGAAGATAGTGCAGAGAGTATGATTATTAGTATAGGAGGGTTAGAGACTACGAATGATATAGCATGGTTTGATATAAACGTAACAGTAAGCACTAAACCGTTTACGATTAACAATAGACAAAATAAATAAGGAGGAAATTAAATGAGTTATATTAGAGGAAATCAAGGATATGTTATGCTTAGTGATAAGCAACCAACATACGGAACAAAGAAAGTACCAACGTATACAGGTACAATATCAGCAGGTGAGGATTTGCAAACAGTAAAACCAGGCAAGGCTGTACTAACAGACAGGATTAGAAACGAAGAAGCACCATCAATAGTGGTAAAAGGTAAGATACACGTAGAGGGTACACTAACTTATGACTATATCCCAGATGAGGCGCTTGGGATTAACTTAGCTATGTTACTAGGTTCTAGTAATACGGTAGCAGGTTCATCAACAGTAGGGTACACACACAGTTATAGCGCATGGTCAGCTTGTACAGGTATCCCAGAATCGGGTGTTACTGTACAGAAGCTTATCGGTGGATGTGATAACACAATGTTAGCAGATAACATTAGTTGTTTTGCTAATAGCTTTGAGTTAACAGTACCAGAAGAGGGCGTAGTAACTTATGCTATGAACTATATGGGGCAGAAGAATACTTTTGGTGGAACAGTTGCTTCACCTAGCTATTCTACAGTAAACCCTTTCGAGGGATGGATGGCTCACCTAGAGATAGGTACAGTTATCGGAAGTACTACAGCTATTAAGATTAAAGAAGCTACTTTATCAATCAACAACAATCTAACAATGGTAACAGACCATAACGCAAGCAACCAATACGCTGCAGGGTTTATACCTAATAGTAGAAGCGTTGATATGAGTATCACAGTTACACAAGAGAACAACCTAACATTGTACAACTACTTTAAAGATGACACAGAGAACGCTGTTAAGCTTATCCTTACTCATCCAACTAAAGCAGGTTCAGCATCAGGTGTTTATAGTTTAACTTTTAACTTGCCAAGAGTAACATGGTTAGGCGAAGAACCTAAACTAGACTCAACAGACGTATTAACAGGTAGCTATAACTTCACAGCATTGAAAGAT